GATTTGGACAGGGCATTTTTCGCCAGCTCCACTGTTTCCGCCAAACCGAGGTTTTTCACAAACGCCTGTTTATCAATAATGTCCGCGCCGTTCTTGGATTTTTCGAGGCGGCTGTTGGCGTTGATGTTGATTTCATTTAGAGAGTCGGTGACAGATTTAGCAATACCGATAGCATCAACAAATAATATCCACTCATTTTGTGATTTATCCGGTTGCTGCCCTCTGGTTTGCCGTTTAGCTGTGTAGAATTTACCTGCATGTTGCACTACAGCATATTGCGGATAATCTACAGATACATCCCACTCAGAAATACCACGCTGAGATAGATACATCATCCACTCATCTGAGCGTTTCCCGATGGCATTAAACCATTCCATAGGCGGCTTACCTGCCGTGCGATCAGTAGTAACTCCCCATCCACGTAATATATCGGGAAACGTCTCTATTTCCCCTGTTTTTGCATCATTGGCAAATATTTTGTAATCAGGTTTATTGATGATTGACATTGATAATCCTCGTAAATTTTCCGTCACCAAATCCAAAGGCGCGGGAGTCATGTGCCCAACCAAACGGACGACTATTGCTAACAACAACGAATTTGTATTGAACGCCTATCGGTCGGCTCAATATGTCGAGTTTCAGGATGGCGTGTAATCGAAATGGGGTGAGATAATCAGCAGGGACAACGACATTCATCGTCATGTCATAGTTATCAATGATAAATGACTGACCCCCTAATAGATGTTGCAATGAGTGAGTAATTCCCTCAATGGTTGGGCGCTGAAAATTTTTGATAATTTTCGCTCGGATAAAAAAACGATAATCCGAGTCGTCCAGCCTAACGGATTTATGTAACGAGTCTCCATAGCGATAAAATAGCCCGCTATTAAACCCTAACGCCCCGTCAATACCCAGCCAGCCGAAATAGTCTTTTGGTACAAATGACTTCATTGCTCTGCCAATTCCTACATGGCGTCCAATGAGATCCAGTCCGTACCCCTCCGATTTGTCTATGTCCAATATTTCAGCGAGTTTCACGGCTGACTGGAAAACTCTTTTACCCTCAGAAAGCAAAAGCCCGACAGTTTGCCGGGCCTTGGGTTTTCCTCTGTATTGCCATATCAGGAAATCGGCTGGCTTTTTATTCAATCAACACCTCCACATTTTCAGGTCTAATGCGGGCGCATTGTCTAACGCCTATGGCAGCGGTATCGGAGCTATTAACTGTGATTGATTTGATGTAAAAACCGGAAATGGAATTAACCTGACACGTTAATCTCATGGCGTAAACAGGGTGACCAATTTCAAATTCAGTCGCAGCCAGTGATTTTTTAATTCCGTCAGTGTCGATATCCTGAAATCCGTTTATACGGTCAATGATAACTCTCACCTTGATATCAACCATCTCAGCGCGGTCGAATTTTACCGTTCTCGCCGTACCTGAGTAATCACATGAATATGAGATAGCTCCCATTAGGCCACATCCACCCACTTTCTTTTTCAGGATGGTGAGCGCGATATCTTCGTCACGTCCTCCAATCACGACCGCATTCATAGAGTGAGGAGGAACGCCCTGTTTGTCTGTCTGGTTAGTGTAATTCTCATAAACTCGCGCCTGTTTTACATCTGGCAGGTCAAGCAGTGCCGCCTCTATTCCCTGTTTGTCGTCATGATTGTTGATGGAATGTGAACGCATAAACCGTTTCAAGAAGTTGCCATCTGTTTCCTCTTCACTGCCAGATTTAGCCTCTTTTGTCGTGATGACCTTCTCTACGCCCACAATCACCGTATCCAATTGCAGCTCTGATTGGGGTTGCAAACTGAAAGCGCCTAGTTCTTGACTGCGCAACATCGCGCGGGCTGATCCGTTGGCATCTAGCGTCACCTCATTGAGCGCTATCCATTTGACGCGGTTATTATCTGTGAGCACAGTGTCTTTAGGAACAATAACGCCAGTAGTCCCCGTCATCACTACATCATCCAGATAGCTGAACTCAGCACCACGACGAACCAGTCCAGCATACATAGCCCGCTGTTCCAGCCATGCTCCCGTTGCATTGTAGGGTTCTAACATTTGTGCAATAAATGCAATGACCTGATTGATGTTGGCTAATTCCTGAGAGAATAACCCGACCATTTGACCATCAGGCGAATCAGCATCCAGACTGATATCCTCACCATATATACGCTTAAAGCCGTCCTCTAACCGCTGGTGAATGTCAGACAGTTGGTCAATGACAATTCCTGTTTCAGTAATCTGGAGCATGAGTACTGACCTCGTTTTTATTTCCGTATATATCTATATAGGAAATCTCTACCAATGATTTACGACTATCCGAATCGATTTTGATATCAAAATACGTAATTTCCGTTACCCCCTCAGTATTCAGGACAGTCATTTTTAATTCTGATTCCATCGCCATCAGGTTAGGATTTTTGCGCAGATAATCGAACCATTTCACGCCATGATCGGGATCGAGAAACCAGTCATTACACAGAGATAACAGCCGAGTTTTCACTGACTGCGCTATTGCCTCTGATTTTGTGGCGTAATCACTGCGATTGTTACCAAATGTCCAATCGTGATTATCATCTAATCGCCTCACTCTCATTTGTTGGGTCTCCCTGTATTACCGCCGTGTGAGTCTGGGTGAGTATGGTTTTCAATGTCCACGCCGCCACCAATTACACGCGCTGCCCTGATTGTACCGCTGGATTCGCTGTTACCGCTGGTCTGATTCCAATTGCCCGCCTGTTGATGATTTCCTGTTTGTTTGCTATTACCGAGATGTTCAATATCACCCATAATGGTAATTTTCCCCCGCATCATACGGATGAACGTTGATCCGTCATCGGTTTGCATAGAGGCACCACCACTGAAATACGCAGGAATTTTTTTGGGCTGACTGCACACGCCAGGGATAAATGACGCATCGGAATAATCATGCAATCGCGCATCCAGTGGTACGGATTTGTTACCCGTCGCATACCAACCATCAATGCAGCGCTCTGAGAATATAGCCAACCCCTCATCACCGGATGTCACCGGCACAGTGAAACAAAATCCACCCGCCCGCGGGAACTGGACGACAACATCCACTAATGGTGGCAATTCCAATATCTCGCCATTACGCAGTATTTGGTTAATCATCAGTTCTATTGTGGCAGTGTGGCCGTTAAATGAGATAACTCTGGCAGGCAAGGCAGTGTGAATATCAAGGCGCTCGTTCTCAGCTTTTCTATCCATAACATCAAGCAGTGTTGGGTTTTTCACTCGTCTTCTCCACCTTCTGAAATTTCCCGCCGATACAGGTGATTTTGGTTGTCCAGCCGTCACTCATGAAATCGCCGGAGTGTTCCAGTGCAGTGATTTTGTAATCACCGTTATATTCAGGAATAATTGACTGAACCCGAACCAGTCCACCAATCCGCATAACAGGATTTAACAGACAGCTCACCGACAGACCGTCATCGGTTTTTTCTGGCCCGTCAATCATTCCAGTTTCCTGAGACAGCACAAATCCCTCGTTATCGGCTAAGATTTTGCTTTTGGGTAACACAGTCATATTTCCATCCTGTACTGACCAGTCAGCGCCATTGTTACGGGCGATTTTGTGCATGATGTCGCGGGCATTGCCTGCCAGAACTTTCCCACGCGGCAATGCTCTGTCTTTGGGTAAATCAATCACGCCATTACCAACCCGCATTGATTTAGTGGTCTCAGCTAAAATACTGGCATCGGTAGCGCCTGCTGCCAGTGTCTTATTGACCAATGCGCCCGTGTACGCCTCGTAGCCATCACCGCAAGTTAATTGGATGACAAAATCTAACCCGTCCCGTAGAGTTATCGCCTCAATAATGTCACCCATGTAAATCACGCGCATTTCCTCATAACCGACTGCCAGACTGACGCGGTTATAAGTTTTGCTGGTAATTAAATTTCGGTGCGATGGATTAAGGTTCCACACTTGAATTGTTGCGGGGTTAGGCTCGCTGCCAATGGTTTTAGATATCTCGAATGCGACTCTGAGGTTAGTGATTTCAATAGATTCTTTGGTGTTGCCAATATTCAGTTTAAGTTGTCGCCCGAACTGCCTCATTCCACGTATCCTTATCGACAAAATATATCTTAAGCCGGTTCCCCAGCTCACTACGCTGGACTGAATTAATCCCCAGCCCAGAGCCATCATGCATTAATATGATGAACGGGAGATTTTTAGTGAATAATGCAGGGCTATTTACCGTGATGCCGTATCGCTGGGCGATGTATTGATCTGTGTTGGTATCCAGTAAATCAAACTGCCAGCCGTTAGAAATGGGATTGAAATACAGGGTGAATCGCAGGTTCATATCAAACAGGGTAAATGACTGCTCTTGGATTTCTTCGGTTGAAACGGGTATTTCGTATATCATCAGTCATCTCCGAATAGCCACTCAAGCATTGATTTTTTTCCATCCACCTTCTTTGGTTGTGTCTTACCCATATTCTTTTTTTTCGGCGCTGATTTTTTCAGATTGGGATGCAGCCCTTGAGCCGTCTGCGTTTCAACAATGAAAATTTCACGCAGTGTCAGACTGAATTCTGCCGATCCGTCATTCATCTGGGTGATGCTAATGCTGACAATCATCATGTTTTGGTACTGTTTTAGCCCAGTTTGAACCGTGATAGTTTCGCCAGCCTTTTGAAGGTTCAATAAGTCGTCATACGCTTTTCCAACTCTGTCCAACGTGTACGAGCTGTCATTGGCTCGCCCCTGATATTTAGGCAACCACGGTGCTACAGGGCGGTTATATCCCACCTGTTCTAACATGGATTCGCCCAATGAAATATAGCGATTCACCATCGACTCGGCTTGCTGTGTCATGGCTCTGATTTCGATAGGAAGCGGGTATTTATCCATCGCGGCAGAAAGATTACCGCCAATCAACTTATTGAAATGCCGTGGGGGCTGGTAACCAACCATTAACCCCACTAATGTGATTTCTTTAGGTTCCAGAACGGCGTGATCAGCAATCGCCGCCCCTGACTCAATAGGGTTCTCAGTGATACGCAAATTTGAGCTGTGATTTTCAATGACCACGCAGTCAAACTGAAACTCACCAATGGAGCGCGTTATCACTGAAGCCGTTGTGGTGTTAAAACCGCTGAGTAAGTCCATAGTCGCCCCAATAAAAAAGGCCGCGTTTGCGACCTATTTGTTTTAGATTATTACTGTTAGCGCACAATCCGCTCGCTGGCTATTTTGTAAGCTTTTGAGCCTTCTCTTTTGCCTACAGCAATCACCCATATCACAATCTCTTCATTTATCACTTGGTAAACAAGACGAAATCCCGAAGAGCGAAGTTTTATTTTGAAGCAGCCAGCTAAATCACCGTGTAGTTTACCTGATTCGATATAAGGATTTTCCTGTAACTTTCGCAACTTCTTTTTAAACTGCTCACGGATGTTGTTATCCAGCTTGCGCCATTCCTTTAAAGCTCGCTCGTCAAACTCGATATTAAATCTCATCGAGATTTACCCGAATTCGTTTAGCAGGATTCTTGAGTCGCTCACGAACTACTTCCAAAATATCTTCGTCTTCGTCGCGTTCTGAGACCATTACGGATACTTCTGTAAACGGCAGTTTTTCATTTTCTGCCACATAGCGCAGAAAGAGCCGCATTGCATCGGAAGGAGAAAGATTCATTTTTTCAAGTGCCTGATAAGCACTTCTTTTAAGTTCTTCGTCCACTCTAATCTGAATTGTGCTCATAGTATCTCCATATGTAATTACGTTTGTATTACATTGTATGTTATTTAATCTATGATGCAATCAGTTTTTTTTTAAATTTTAGCCGTCCGTGGCTTTGGACTAGAATATATTCATCGGCAGGGAGAGCAGGTTTTCAATGTAAAATCCGTATCGTCTTGCTACTCCGTCAATGATGCCCTGCGGCGTCTCAGTTCCACCTGTAAAAGTTTCAGTTTTGTTGAGATGGTTATCGTAAACCTCCATCTTAATGATGTATCTGAAATTAGGTGGCTGTTTTGACTCTTTCTTTTTCACCTCACCAGTAGTCCAGTACTCATAGAGAACGTCATCGCACTCTTCCTGATACCGGATAACTTTATCCCTGATCGATGCTTTAACTTTATTCGGGCTGATAGTAGCTAACCAACCAGCTAATTTACGGAGAGCAAGGCAAGACATATCCCTATTTTTACCGTCCGCTGCAACTATAACGATTTCCGTTACAGTTGATTTAAATCTTTGTTTCAGCTTCTCTAACTGTGATTGCCACGCTAACCCCATGCCATCAACAATCGGCTTCATCGGTACATACGGCTCACCATTATAATTAACAACATAGAGATCTGAGCCATAAAATGGAACGTTAATAGTTTTACTAACGCTTTTAGTTGCTATAATAGACATGTCTATTTTCCTTGAGATGGTATTAGACGATTTAGAAGCCCTCTGACTATTACCAGTAGTCGGGGGCTTCGCCGTTTCAGAGCGGTACTATTTATTACGTAATTGTAACTTTTTGTAAAGGTGATATATTTCGAATTGCGAGACGCCTCGTATTTTCAACCATTTACACACGAAATACGTGTAAATTTGTATTGTTAACCCTAGCAATCACTGTTAAATTGGTTAATCCTGTTGAAAAGATCAGTATTTGATCTACTGCCTTTCGTGGGTTCCAATAAAAAAGCCCCTCCCGGGGCTAATTTACTTCTTCTCGCTTATCTTCTGATCCATTGCGATGATTTCGGTGGCGGTTTTGCCATGCAGCACTTCTTTGAGCGCTTGGTTCTTTTGAGCCTCATCGCCACCAGAGAAGCCCGATTTGAATATGGCCTTCGCTATTGCTTTTTTGAACTTCACCTGATCTTCTGGTGATAAATCATCGTTCATTTTTTGAATAGATTCTTTCATTGTCACATCATTAGAAGCATCTAATTTTGGCTCACCACATCCAATCAAAAATAAAGAGAAAGCCAATACAGCAAGAATCTTTTTCATGCAATCACCCTGTTTATATAAAATCACACTATTTCATAACAGTATAACGGAATAAAAATTAATTTAATCCCTTGCTAGAACATTACCCGTACTTGAATAAGCTCTTTTCAGCTCTCTACTAAATCCATCAGTAGATATTTGAGCTGCCCTTACAGGATCGGATGTTGTTATGCTTTGATGCACCGTCACATCACCTTGCTTAATTGTTGTTTGGCTACTGTTATTCGTAGTAGAAGCTGAAATGGCTTGCCCAATATTAGAGCCATCTCCGGCGTTAACGGTTGCTGCAACTTGACCTAAATTAACCGCCACTTCCTCTGCCGCTTGGTCACCTGAAAAGAAATTTTTTAATGCTGGATACTTCTTTTCAATCCAATCAAAAGCCTCTTTGAACGGCTTTTTAATCAGTTCCTTGACCTCAGTGAACCGCTTACCGATATCATCAACAAACTTACTAACATCTTGCTCGTTCAGTCCGAATAATCCCAGAACAAATTTGAACGCCGCCTTAAAGGGCGCTGTTATTAAGTCGAGAAGCAGGTCAAACACCTTGCCAAGTTTTTCTGTCCATGTTGTCGAGTCATCGGAGAATATGTCATAAAGCCCTTTGGCTAATTTTAGTCCAGCCCGAAAGGGATAGGTAATCCAGTACCAAATAAAACTGAATATATCCCCCAGCTTATCGACAAATCGGTCAGCGTCCTGTTCACTCATGCCGAACTGTTTCAGGATATACTTAAAACCATCCCGGAACACCGTCTTAATTTTCTTCCATATGTCTGCAACCATCCGCCAGAAACCGCCAAACGCCGATTCACCTGTGGTGATCCATTGATACAGGTCGTACAGGACGTAGATAAGGCCAGCAATCAACGCAATCACCAATCCGATAGGGTTCATCAGGAATGCCCGACCGAGCCAGAGAAAGGCTTTTCCTGCGGTCATTGCCAGTTTTGCTATCGTGGTGAGAGGGGAGAACAGAAACGACAGCACCTTAGCAAATGCGCCTGCACCTTTCGTGACTGCCATAAATACATTAGTACCAAACATTGCTGCCAGCATGCCACCAATCAGTTTGATTGACCCCTGCATTTCACCGGAAAGGGAGTTCCACCACTTTTTAATATCCTTAATCCATTTGATACAGGCGCCCCAGAAATCACCGAATAGGGAATCACCACCATCCAGATAGACCATCAGGTCATCCAGCAGTAGCAGCAGACCTGCAATAGCGGCAATCACCCACGTCACCGGATTAGCAATAAAGGCCATAATCATTCCGCGTTTCACTATTGCCAATACACCCGCGAGTATCAGCAGGGCATTCTTCCAGCCGATTGTGCCGGAAATAACTTTATCAACAGCCTTTACTGAGTTCATGATGACCTGAATAACTTTGCCGCCAGCCTGAATAACCTTCGTTAACCCTTGGGTAATTAAGTCCTTGTTAGCAACTATCCAACTATTGAATTTCTGCACAACGGCGGTCAGAGACGGGACGAGGTTCAGTGCTATCTTAGTTTTGATAGACTGAATCGCCAGCCCGGTCTTTTGCATGGCCTCCTGATATTCATCAGCCTGTGCTAGTTCCCGATTTGATATGTCGTACAGCAAGCCTTTCTGTTCGGCTAACTCTTTAGCGCCTGCCAGTGATTCATTAATGAACCCCATAACCTTAGCTGTTGCCATACCAACAACAGCAGTAACACCAACCGCCAGCAGTTTTAGTTTACTCAACGAACCTTGGACTTCCTCCGCCTTCTGTCCGGCATCTTCCAGATTATCGGAAGCATTATCGCCGATATCATCCAGATTCTGGTTAATCCGGTTCGCTTCCTGTGCGGCCTGTGTCGCGGCTGCGGAGAGGGCAATAATGACATCTTTGATTTTCGCCGCCTGCGTAGTATCCACGCCAATACTAACGAGCAGTTCTTCTATCTGCATCATTTGCCCTCTTTTGAGACAGCAACTCCTCGACATAGGCTTCATGGAAATCAAGCACATCTGATAGGGTTGCTGTAGTTCTTAGGTCATGCCCTGTATAGGGGCCGTGTAGAATTGGCGTCATCTTTAGCCAATCCACATCGGAGGAGCTTATTTGCTGAGGATCGCCGAGAGATTGATACTTTTCGCAGACGCGACCCCAGCGGGCAAAAAATCCGCAAAATGGAACTTCACGCCGTCAAAAATCAACTGGAAATAGTGCGAGCGGTGCGCGTTAAAATGAGCATTGAATGTATCAGGCTTTTGCAACAGGATAGCGGCCCCTGACTCATCCGTTACCGTGACATATTTCAGCACGAACTGTTCAACTCCCTGCATTTCAGGTGAGCCGATATTGGAGGCAATGGCCCCGATATCAATATCCACATTATCACCGTCAGTTTTGATGCAGCCTTTCAATAGACTCACCAGCTTGAATGCGTGGTTCTTGGCCTCTACAAAATTAGATTGACGGTGTTCGTAAGTAATGTTATCGATGATCATTAGTTATACAGTCCTTTCTTGAGGTTCATGGTTGAGCGTGTCGCTTTTAGTGTCCAAGCAACGCCGTTATGTGCGGTTCCGCGTGCGATTGTGGGCGGCGTGGTAAAGTAACAACTGCTCAGCAGTATTTCGTCGCCATTCATCGTGTCTTTGTAGTAAATATGCAGCGGCGAGAAGGCTTTTGGCGTATTAATCTGGACATTACGCAGCTTGTTTAGGTACTCGTTGTCTACACTGTGTTGGAGTAACTTAATGGTTATAATCATCCCTTGATTACACGTGGCAACGAATACCCCATTACCATTAACTCCATATGTGATATCACCATCATCACCAACTGGTGCTATTGACAAAGCATCCGCTGCATTTTCAAATCCTGATATCTCATAACCGGAGATGGTCAGAATCGCCTGTGAATGGTTATAGTGAGCCATGTTTACCCCTTAGCGGTTAAATTGGATTAGCAGATCAACGGAGTGAATCGCCCCGGCTAATTTGATTGCGCACATAATCGGCATGGCCTTACGTGATTCGCGGTCAGCCAGTGATTGCAGGTCGTAGCTGTCAGAATAGAAATAGAACCCCTCGTCCAGCCTGTCACCATAGGTCAGTTCACCGATATCATTCCCACGCCAGAGTCCACCCGCCAGAAATCCATTACGCACGAACTCATTACCAATGACGGTTAGAGCGCCGATCAGCATGGCCTGCCCTTTATCTGTCTGTGGTATTTTGGTTGGGTTAGCCTGTAATGTTGTGAATGCCTGTTTCTGGCACGCATCCAAAAACGCATCAATACCTACGGTTTCATCAATGAACACACCACCCAGCATAACGCCCTCGGCAATCATTGATACCCCGTCATAGTCGGTATAGAAGTTCACTCCCAGACGACGGCATTTTTCAGCATCTGATAAAGTTATCCGGTCATCAGAACGGACAGCAGTTTGCTGTTTGAATTTGACGGTTTTTGCGGAATTCTGAGCATTCCAGTTAGTCGAGAGTGAGATACCCAACAGAGAAACGGCGGCATGGTCATCACCCGTTTTGTTGTATTCCACCATCAGGCGACCGGAGCTTTTGTCGCACTGCTTTTTCAGGATGTTGTCGTTATTCCAGTCCAGCAACTCATCACGCAATGCTGTATATGCGCCGACTTTCATGTCAGCCGCTGCAATCCATGTGTGCATATCATCCAGTTGTTCATCGGTGATAGCATCAGCGAAATACACGCCGTACCAGTCCTGATAGACATTCTGGAGTTTATGCAATGCCTCAGAGGGGAGCTCCTGCTCGACTGTCACCGCAGACTTGCCAATGACAATTGATGCCTGTCCGTCTTGCAGTTTCAGCATGTTACCGACATAGGTTCCGGTATTCGGATCTGCGACATAACCAAGTTTTGTCGCTGGATACGCCCCTGCTGACTGCGCCTGAATGATGGCCCGATGTCCTGTTGCATCCCAGATAACAGACAGATTACTGTTTTCGGGTAAGGCCTTTTGCAGAACACCCGAGATATCAGAAAAGTCAATCGCTGTGCTGAAATTTAAACCAGAGAGCAGAACATCTTTGCCGCCCACATTGAGCATCATTGCTCCATCAGTGACGGCCTTGAATGCGTTGATGCCTGCGGAGATAGTTGAACCCTTTAATGCGTTGGCTGTTGCCGGAATTTCCTGTTTAGCTTTGGCCCATCGACTAATCAGGGCACGTTTCGGCGTAGGTCGCACAGAGAACAATGATAGCGCCGCCTTGTGTGCCTCTGATTTCGTGCCAAACAGGTTCGCCACATCCTGCGCACTGGAAACAATGACATAGCGTGTTGTGTCATCCGTAAATGCACTGCCAATCTCTGGCGTAAAAATGGCGATCATGCTCAAATCTCGGCGTCTTGCAGCCATTGCCTGCGGCATGATCTGAGCATTGACCACCTCTTTAATAGATAAGCTCATTACTAATCCTCATAAACAGTAATATCGACCGTTTTCGCCTGATTCATTGGCGTTTCTATCCGGTGGATATGGGAGAGAGTTAAATCGATTTGCGCCCGCTGTTCTTTACCACCCGCAATGGCGGTAGGCAGGTTTCGAATCTGGGATTTCCTGACCAGTCCAGCACCAATGCGAGTGAGCAGAGATTGCGCGTAACTGGTTCTGAGAACAGTGGCGAGTTTTTCAATAATGAGATATGAGTTTTTGCCGAAAGCGTTGACAGAGATAACGCTTTCACGAGTGACGGTAATAATTTCAACTTCTTCCCTTGCGTCGAATTTATACTCTTCGCCCATCATTTCCGAGGTCACCCGATTTACAGTGATGAACGACTGCATATCAGACACATCGGTTTCACCGTCAGCATCCAGCACAACAGATTCAGGTAATTTCAAAACCGTCGCTATCATTTGTCTGACTGCCCTCATATCGAGTTGCGAGAGAGTCGTAGTATCCATAGTCGTTCCAACGCGCGTTAGTGATAATTCGCCAGCGATAGCCATTCCAGAAAAATAAATCCTTCACGCTGACTTTCTCTTGCGTCAATACCTTGACGGTGGGGTTATAGCGATCACCCTCTGGCAAAATCTGCAAGTCTTCCGTTCCGGCTGGAAAAACGATGCAGACCAGTGTTCGGCTATTACCGTCTGGCGATGTAAACTCATGTTCCTGCCGAAAGAATTCATCTTCGAAGATGTCATCAACAAAGCTATCCATCTTCACGCACCTCATAGGTTATTGACTGGAGCAGTTGTCCTGTATCGAGCAAAGGCTTAGACGATTTCTTACGTTTAATAGTCTTAGGGTTTAGAGGCGGATTAATACCAGCTTGAATATTTCGCTGCACTTGCCCAGCCATTTGACGCCCAACTAACTCAAAAGGCTGTTTTGTGTCCGTGTTATCCTCCAATGCCTGACGAATACCATTAACCAAAAACCGTACTGCACCTTCCTTGTTTTCCTGCAAAGTCGAGCGCAAAAAAGAGCGCTCAGGAATATGACCGGGCACACCAAATTCATGAGCTGCGGCAACTTCCGCATTGCTTCTTCCGGTTTCATCGTCTCGATGATTCTTTGACGCCGGAACACCAACAACCACTTTGACTTTTTTCAGAGCCTCAATCTTTTCTTGTAGCGCCTTAAGTATTTTCCCATCGAAATTGCCAGAATTTCTAATCATCGCACCACCAACATATGCCGTGAGACTGATTTACGCAGACGCAAATATGTCTGCCCGTAGGAACTGGACGCATAACCCTCATGATTAGTACTAAATCCCGCATCAGGCGCAGAATAGCCGATGGATAATCCACCAGCCGATTTACTCATTGCTATTTGCACGGGTTTTCCGTTGCTGTGACCGCTGCGGGTTAATGCACCAGAAACATAGAGGAGGTGGGCAGCAAGAGCCTGTCGCCCTTGCTTATAGAGTTTACCCCACACTTTGCTGCTCATTTGGTCAGCTGCATCCTGTAGGGCAATCTCAATACGTGATTCATCAACGTTGGCAAATTCAGGGTAACGGGTGAGAAATTCCATGCTACCCCCTGTGATCACGAAGTTTTGTAGTCTACATACACCGCAGACTGTGGTTGTTTCCACATTGCACCACCGAACGCAGAGCGGTAACCGCACTCGTAGGTCAGCAAATCACGCTGGCGCACTGGCAGCAGTTCTGGCATATGCACTTTCATTTCGAGGTAATCCTCGCTATGGGTGTAAATTGCCAGACGACTTTTCCCCTTCGTGATGTTTTTCGCAAAGTTAGAAGGGATCTTCACAAAAGTGATACTGAATGACTCATTACCGGAGGCTTTACGCAGCGCCGCCATGATGCGATCCATTGCAGACACAGGCAACAGGTCAACGCCGACAATCACGCTGTTGGTATCGAATTTCTGCATTGCCAGCATAAAATCAGATGCATCCATTGCGACATGTGTCGGTTGAATGCGGTATTGTGATTTTGACCATGCCACGTTATAGGCATTCAGCACCATGTTAATGAACTCTTCCGAGGTCATTTCCTTGATGGTTTTTCCGGTTGATTCAGTGATCACCTGAACGCGAGAGCCTGTTAGTAGCCCCTCCTGCCCTTTTACTGCTACATGACCGACGTAGCCAGAGTACTGTATAGTGGCCAATGCGTTGGCAAACAAATCATCCTGCTTTTTGGTTTGCAGATTAATATTGACCTTGGCTAGCTTTTCCACTTCTTGCTGAGTCCAAGTTGCCGCCTTGCCCCATTGACCGACAGGCGCTTGCAGCATTTCAATTTCACTGTCGATGGTTTTCAGAGAGTTGGTTTTGTTACCGATGATACCGTCCTTCACCGATCCCATTACTTCGGTCACACCGAACTTGAAGTATTCTTCGGCAAAATCCAGCCCTTCCGTGACCGGCAATGCTTCACCGATGTTAATTTCCGGTAGTTCTTTTTCCTGTAACTGCTTATCACGCTCTGTTAGCGCTTCCTGCAATACTTCTTCAAAGTATGCGGTTTCCATAGGCATCTGTTACTCTCCTGCTTTCTGTACGTTTTGAATGTAACCGAGGGTGACAGCTACGCAGTGATTGCCCGCGCTAACGTCTTCAACCCAGTAACCCAAATCAATACTACCTTTTGCTATTTTCGTTACTTTGCCTGCATCTTTGCCTGTAGCGACAATGTACGCCTTATCACCACGGGCAAACTCATCACTCTCTACTGCCGATACTGCTACGCTGTCACCGTGAGAGAAGTGACCCACGTTAACCTGTTTGTTGTGTGGCGCTTTATCGCCATAGATATCACGAACTACAATGCCGTGAATCAGGTCAGTCGCTTTCTCTATTTTCCTGATACCGCCTTCTGGGTTAACAGCAACAAAGATGCCATATTCCAAATCGGTATTCGTGCGGTTTTCTTCACCCCACACTTTGCTGTCTGAACTTGAAGCGCGTCTGATTGTGCCCGGCTTAAATAGGCCCGTACCGGAATCCCAGTCTGTATAGCCAAATGCCATAATTACTTACCTCCTAAACGTTGAGATGCGGACTTTTTCGTGGCTGCTGCGGAGTCATTAAAAAAATGCTGACCAATATTGCTGCGTGGTTTGGTTGTCGCCTGAACAGCCGCATAAGCCGCACGAATTTCGTCGTCAGTCATGGACTTGACCTGAGCGTCCGTAAATACGTGAGTGCTTAACAGCACCGCTGCACGAACATCACGCGCAGATTTAGTATCGTTGAAGCTAACTTTTGGGAAACGTGTCTTAGCGTCGTTCAATGTAGCTGCGGTGTCATTCTCACCTTTCAGCTTTTCCAGTTCTTCTTTCAGTGAAGCATTTTCCTCTTTGAGCTGTTTGTTTTCAGCTTCAAGTGCCGTGAGACGGGCGTCTTTGTCATCAGTACCACTTGCATTGGGATCATCATCGTTTGGCGGAGGCGGGGGAGTGCCTGTACCTTTCGATGCTTCCAGTTGGGTTTTCAGCTCTGCCAATTGAGCCACAATTTCCTGTGCTTTTGCGGCGGCCTCTGGTGTCGCGTTACCTTCCAGTTCTTGCAGTGTTTTCTCCAGTGCGGCAATCATGCCGATCAGCTCTTCATCTGTCAGAGGCTGCCCCTCAGCATCCTTGGTGCGTTTACCCTTGAGCAACGCAATAACATCTCTCAATGTTTTCATCGGTGTACCTTTTTTGTCGTTTAATCTACAGGTGTCGCCTAAGCGTCCCTCAGCTACTACGGCAACGTGATTGCCGCGAATATTGATTTGATGCAATTCACCGTTCCGATCTTCGAGTTCAGCAGGTTCATAACCAACTGATAGCTCTCGGATACCTTTTTCTTCCAGTATCTGAATCGCCTTGGCATCTTTCAGATAGGCATCACAGACGATGTAATCACTGTCAGCTCTGACATTCTGAATATGTCCAATGGTCTTATCCTTCCACTCGTCAGCATTAACCTCGCCGCTATCTGGATGCGTCAGCGTCAGTGTTAATCCGTCAAACGATTTCAGGGTTTCAGGTTTGGAGAGTTCTTCGATGGTGCGATGAATGGTGACTTTTTTGTTTATATCTTTGCCAGTTAACCCGACTTCATGCCCGTAATATTCCACTGGGCCAGCACGGGTAATTGTCGCAGTGGTCACAACGTAACCCTGTGGTGTTCGTTTCCACGTCATAAATTAATCCCATTAATCCCACGAGACTTTTGGAAGAGCCACACAACGACACTGATAGTCTGTGCCGGGTGCACCTTCATATCCTTTGATATTTGAGCGCTTCTTCCACGTTTTGCCGCCATCGTCTGAATAGACGGTGGGATCTGAGTATTTGCAGGTTTTACCATTCAGGACGACATGAGTTGCCCGCTCTCGCTCATCACCCGCGCCACCCCATTCGTACAGGTCAAGTCCAAGCGCTTTTTGCCTCGTCTCGGTCAGTGCTGAATTGAGTTTCGCGGTCTGGTCACGGGCGATAAATTTAGCTCTGTTTTGTGTTACTTGCCCTCGCTCACGAATGAGAGAGACCAGATTTTCATACCTGCCACCGTTAGTGAGGTTAGAGAAGACTTTCTCACCGATATCGTTGATAAAATCCGTTTGTATCGACTGGATTAAATCCACATTTTCTTTTACTGCATTTTCGAGGCGCTCTTTTACTGCGCCATCACCCAGCATCCCAGCTAAGTCTATGCCAAACGCTGCTTTGTAGGCCTTTTGCGTCTGGGACTTATTTTGCTCATTAGCCCGCTTGACCATACCGAATGACAGTCGTCTTGCCATATCGAGAATGGACATATTCGCCAGTTTTTGGATTGCTCTTGAGAGTCGTGCAGTGATTGAGAGGACAGATTCGAAGGGGGCATCATTGAGTATCGGTTTTTGCAGATCTTCTATTACAACATCCTGCATTATCCTGATAAATTCGATGAGTCTGTCACGATACCATACCTCCACCCGCTTACTGGGAGTAGGGGGACGCATTAGCCGATTGCGTCCCTTCAAACGCCCCTGTTTGCGTTCCAGCATCTCTTTCAGACTGATTGCTCCATTGCTCATTATTCACCCCTGCTAATGCATTAATATCCGCCTCTGTAACGGTGGTCAGTACACCCCGTGCCACCATTTCACGTAATGCAGTATCTTCTGGGAGAAATCCCGCCTGAACCATTGTTGTAAAGCCAGTGGCGTATTGCGTGAACCGGGTGGCCTCTTCCGTTTCGTTAACACTGTAGATAGAGGGATAGGTGTAGCTGATTTCAACGTCAGCAGTCAGTTTGTCGAGAATGAACTGATCGACGAAATCCTGCATGGGGCGCAACCGTGCTTCTTGCAATCCATTAATAGTTTCGTAGTACGCCTTGTTATCCTCTTCGCCAGAACTGAACCCGCTAGCAGACTGACCAAACAGAATAGTGATTGGCCTGTCCAGTGCTCCCGCTAGTACACTCATCATTTTGGTGATCACATCAGACAGCCCAGTAAACTGAGCATTTTTCTGTTCATAACGGCTTTGCATTGTGCCGTCCCCCGCGTCCAGCAGCATCAATCCGGTTGAGGATTTGGTTTGCTTCATCACGCGGGCATATTCGATAACCTGCACCTCTTGCCCTGAGTCAATTTGATTATTCAGTCCGGGCAGAAAAATCACATCAACGTTTGCCTCTTGAATGGTGTCGCCAGTGCTCACAACTGTTGAGTCGAAAATTTTAATGGCCTCATAGGGCGCTTGAATATCAGACGTCCCGAACTTAGGCATATCTTTGATACTATGCAGCCCCAATTTTGTACGGTGGCAACGTGAGTGATGAAACGAAAGCTGCTGACTACCAATGTTGATTTGGTAGTTCTGTGGATAACCAAAATGAGGTGACGCAATATCAGAGATAACATTGCTGGCTGGCGAATACTCGTCTTTCCGAAGTACCAGAAACTTGATGATATCCTCTGATTGGAGGTTTAGCGGCTCACTAATCATCTCATCTGGGCAATCAGTTACCGCTACAATCAGCGAATCGCCTAACAATGACGCCCATGTCAGCGCATCACGATAAATCCCGTATACGTCCATTTCACGCTCAGTATCTGCTATCCGTGTTTTCAGTTCCTCATCGATATCGCCTGATAGCTCACGAGGCAATTTCAACATGTCATAAGCAGTTTTGTTGATGTATTTCTGAACCACCCATGAGTTTTTGTACATTGCCAGCAATTCTTTATCTGATACATCAGACTTATTGCTCGCATATTTTATTGCTGCCACCCGTTCACCGAGTGACGTCATCATACTGCGTAGGCCATCAGTCAGACGACCTATCATCGTTTTTTTCGCCATTACATGATGTCCCATACGGTTGTACGGCCCTTGATATACCCATCCAATCCATACCTCACAGCATCCCAGCAGTGGTTATTGGCATCCTCAATCACCGGCAGCACCTCGCCCGTAATGCGATCTGTTTTGTAGGAATAGAGCCGGGCTTCTTTTGCTGTGTTTTTACAGCGCGGGTGAATGATGATTTGCTTAAAGCCACGTAAATAGGTGATGCCATCCTCGACACTGCCTTGCCATTTCTTGGCAGCTGAGATGTTGAACCCCTGCCGCTTGAGATAGCTGATCGTTTCCGGTCGGGCAGAATCCGCCTTGATAGGCCACTTACGGGACTCTGGCACTTGGTCGTAGAACGCGGGCATATGGTCGAGTTCCACACCAACACCATACGCTTCACGGTCGATATACAGACAGTTATCCAGAATGAACATGCGAAGCAGGGTGCTTGGGTCTCTGGCAAAGCCGAAATCTCCGCCAAGTAGTAATCTGTCTGCTTTCTGCCAGAGATCATCCGGGAACGATTCAATCTTGTATTTGTTCGCCAGCACCTGCTTATCGGAGTTTTCCAGATACGCACCTTCCCATATCCAGGCATAAGTGGAAGGGTCTAATCTGGCTTGGTCATTAACTCGCTCTTGTTCCAGCACATCAGGAAACCACGGGTTATCATCGTAATTCATCTCAACAATGATGGAATTTTCAGGTGGGTTCTTTCTGAATCGTTTATCAGTGGCACTACCGTCTCTTTCGGGGTTCCATGTGACCCATATTTCAGAACCGGCTTCACGAACAGTTGGCGTGAGCTTTGTCCATGCAGTTTCAGAAACCGATTCCGCTTCATCCACCCAAGCTATCAAAATCCTTGCCTTGGACTTAATACTGTCAAGGTTGTATCTCAATCCGGCAAAGACATAGCTTACTGACTTACATTTTGTTCGAATGTATTTTTCGCCCAGCTCATAGAAATCATTCAGCCAAGGTACAGACCTGATGGCCTGCTTAACTTCTTCCATTGATGATTCTTCAAGAGAGTTCATATATTCACGAGCGCAAAGTATCACACCAGATTGCCCATTCTGCGCAGACATGTAGCCACGAATGGCTGTCATTAATGCGAATGTTCTAGTCTTTGCCGAACCACGCCCGCCGTGTGAACATCGATATCGATAATTACCATTAAATGCAGATATTAATTTTGGTGGTATTTCAATCCTCGCTACCGTCACTGTTACCTCCGGCAACTAGAACTATTTTTGTTGGTGACATCGAGCTGTCAGATGATTTGTGATCCACTTCCTGCTTCTCAGAATACCCATGATTAGCCAACATTAACTTTGTGATTGTTGCGTTAAATTCACCTATCAACCCTTTGTTAATCAGCTTGCTTTCCTGTAGCGCCAGAATCCATTCTAACGTGTCCGAAAATTCGGAATTGAGCTTTGCGTACTCGTAGACTGTAGAACGAGCGATACCTAAGAAACAGGCCAATCCTGCCACACTAGGGATGACAGCTTCATGTTCAGTGTAACCGCCATACAGATATGTCTTTGCCTTAGCGATTAGCTCATCATTCAGCTTGCTAGGGCAACCTACCTGATTTGTTTGTTGTCCCATCTCCTTCCCTCATTTAGCATAATTAACTGGTCTGGTTGATATAACCCCCTATTCGGGCGAGACCACCGAAGCCAAAAACCTCTACAAAATTCTATCAAGCA